GCGAAGTTGATTTTATCAAAATTATGATAGTTGATGACATAAAGACTTTCACTGATGGAGGAGATTCATCTTTTGAAGATGAGTATAAAAGCGATTCTCGCTTTGATTCTTTAAAAACGGTTCCTGCTGAGGAAATTTTAAAAACATACAGTGAAAATGAGGTTAGAGGAGACAAATATTATAAAAATAAAAACTTGGTTGTTTCAGGCACAATAAAAAGCATTGATAGCGGCATTGGTGATGAACCATATATTATTTTTACAACAAAAAACAAATATAGTTTTAGTGCCGTTCAGGCTCATTTTGTCAAAGATGAACACGATAAACTCATTGAGTTAAATAAGGGACAAAAAATTGAAATATCTTGTGTCGGAGGTGGGGAAGTAGCCGGCTCACCAATGTTAAAACAATGTCGATTCTTTGATAAAAATAAGATAATAAATGATATTATTGACTCTTATTTTTCACAGATAGATAAATTGAAGGCAGGTGAAATTGATAGCGCTTCTCCAGCTATGCGCCAACTAGCGTTTATGACTGCCGTTCTATTTAAAGCAACGAATAACTTTACTGCTTGCAAAGATAAAATAGAAATCAAATGTGTAGAAAAGGTCGCTGGTAAAATTTCGAAAAAAGACAAAGATAAATATGTTAGTGAGTTAAAACCCCTAGCTGAATATCTTCATTTGGATAAGAAATAATAACTCAAGCCCCGTTTACAAGACGGGGTTTTTATGCGTAAAATTTGTGATCTTATTATCTCAATTACTACACAACAGTAGAATGCAAATAAAGCAACGCTGTGAAATGTAGAAAACATTATTTAAAAAGACCGCACTTTGGAAACATGGTGTAGTTTGAAAAAATAATTAATAAAAGCGTTGACAGCTTGCAAGTAAAATTGTAGTATATAGTATAAGTTGCGGTTTTAGCGCATAGCGAACGCAAAAAAGTTTAGAAACAACCCTGATCGGAAACGGTCGGGGTTTTTTATTGCACAAAATTCAATGAGTAACCAATGCAAGATAACGGATCGCCTAACAATGGCATTGACATCATAGCAACGGTTATTTCTCTCGCATTTTCAGGTTTAGGTGGTGTAGTTAAGTATATCACCGCAACACAATCAGCAGGCTCGCCTGTGAAAATATCTTCCGTAGTCTCTAGCTTTCTAGTAGGGGCTTTCAGTGGAATGGTTGTAGCTTTTTTCTTAATGTCTCAAAGTATCGACACTTTAATGATTATCTCAATCGCTGGAGCGTTTGGGTATTTTGGCGTTCCTGCTTTATGGGGATTGCTTAGAGTTTTCTTCCGCCAAATTGGTGGTTCGGTTGATGATTTGAACCCTAACTACTCAATGAAAGACATCGAAAAGGAAACAAGCAGAAAACGCTCACTTCGTTACGATGAAGATGCACCACTCAATGACAGTGATGAAGATATTTTAATCAAAGGCACAGAAGAGCAAGACGATGATGTAAAGCCAAGGAGTAAGCGAAATGGGTAGAGAAAGAGCCGCAAGATTAGGAATTGCACTCGATAGAATATTTGCCTGTTTCTTATTTGCGGGCTGTATCGGGTTATCAATTCAAATCTTCACACAGAATAAGAGTTTGGAGCTGTTACAGGATAAGTACGACCAGACAGTACAGTTAGCAGAAGAGCGAACGAAACGGATTGATGCTCTTCGGGATATGGTAAGCGACAGAAATGACAGAATTGAATTCTTGCTTAAAGAACAAGCAAAGGAGCGTAAGCGAAATGAAGATAAGCTGGATGGGATTAGTAAGATTGTTCTTTCAAGTAAATGTGTTCGTAGCGATGGTGTTAGTCGTGCTGTTATCGACAGGCTGCTTAAATCCGAGTAAGCCGATTGAGAAGATTAAAATCATTCGAGTAACCATTCCAGACAATCTTTTAATCACTTGCCCTAAGCCAACATTAAATGGTGAAAAATCTTCTGATGTTGCTGTTTACGCTGTAAAGGTAACTGACCAATTAAAAATCTGTAACAGTCGAATCACACAAATTAAAAACCTAGTGAATGATTATGAACACGAAATCGAGCAAGACGCTCACAGTGAATATCAATCGTTAGGCTTTGAGAAAGATAAGGACGACCGTAACGATAAAGGTCGAAACAATGGCAAGGGTAGAGGACGATAAAATGTTAATTACCGAAGCAGTATTTAATAGAGTATTCCCAAGAGCAATCAAAGGAATGTATCAAGCGATTGATAAACACATTGAGCTAGCAGGTTGTTTCAATAAGCAGCAACAAGCGATGTTCTTAGCTCAATGCGGACACGAGACAGCAGGGTTCACAACATTGAGCGAAAACCTTAATTATTCTGCCGATGGATTAATGAGAGTTTTCCGTAAGTATTTCCCTGATCCTAACATTGCTCGACAGTATGAACGTAAACCAGAAAAGATTGCGAGCCGAGTATATGCCAATCGAATGGGTAACGGGACAGAAGAAACGATGGACGGTTGGAATTATCGTGGTCGTGGATTAATCCAAATCACTGGCAAAGATAACTATATTCGCTTTGCTCGTTGGCTAGGCGAAACAATCAGTCCTAAAGAAGTATCAAACAACTTGGAATTAGCTGTTAAGACTGCGGTGTGGTTCTGGATATTTAACGACTTAGCCTCTATTGATTCAGTTCAGAAAGTAACACTAAGAATTAATGGTGGCACTAACGGGATTGATGAACGCTGCAGATTATTCCGTGAGCTAATGATTTCTTAATGGTGGCTAGAATGATTAATAAGCTAATACTGATTTTTCTAGCGGTAACAGTTAGCCTGTGCGGTTGGATTTGGTTTCAACACGGAACAATAAATGACTTAAGAGCCGAAAACCAAACACAGGCTAATCTTATCGCAGAACAAGAGAAAGTTAATCAATCGCTAAAAAATACGATTGAAGTAGAACGTCAAGCAGTAGAGCAACAGAGAGTAATCAATGATGAAATCCAGAAAGCAACACAAGACAAAGTGCAAGTTGTCAGAAAGATTATTAAATCACAGCCTTGTTATAACACTCGCATCTATGACGATGCTATTGAGCGGTTGCACTAATAAGGTGACAACAAAGACGGAGTATATCTATCCGCCTCAAGCATTTCTAACGCCTTGTGTTAAAACTCCATTCACTGGCAGTACATACGGTGAGGCGGTAGAGCATTTAATCATAGTGCAAGGCGAGCGTGATATGTGTGCGAGTCAAATCACAAACATTAACAAGTGGATTGAAAGCACAAAGAACAACAAATAAAGGATTTCCCTATGTCAGACGTGAAAGAGAAATCCACGTCTAAAGGCGTGGTGAAATTAACTGATAAACAAAAGCGGTTTATTGAAGAATACTTAATAGACCTTAACGCAACACAAGCAGCAATTAGGGCTGGTTATAGCGAAAGAACAGCAAATGAGCAGGGCGCTCAAAACTTAGCAAAACTTAGTCATTACATTGAAGAAGAGAAACGCAAGCGTTCTGGTAGAGTGCAGATAACTCAAGATGATGTTATTCGTATGTTGATTGAAAACATTGAAAAATCATCAGGCACTAAGCAGGTAGTTATCACTCAAACAAGAAAATCAGAAGATGGTGAGTTTGTTGGTGATGATGTTGCTCAATTTGTCTATGAGCCGTCTAGTGTAAATAAAGCCCTTGAGCTTTTAGGTAAGCACTTAGGGATGTTTAAAGATAAATTAGACGTAACCACTGGCGATAAACCACTTCCGACAGTAATCAATGTGACGTTTAGCGATGAGCCTTGATATTAAATTTCCGACAAAGTTTAGAGCGTTATTTGAAGATATGTGGCGTTTTATTATCTTCTATGGTGGCCGTGGTTCTGGTAAGAGTTTTAATATAGCGAGAGCGTTAATTATTAGGGCTTACCATAATCCAACACGAGTGCTTTGTTGCCGTGAAATTCAAAAATCTATATCTGATTCTGTTATTCAGATGTTGATTGACCAAATAGAGAGATTAGAGCTACAAAACTTCTTTGAGGTGCAGAAAACTCAAATCATCGGTCAAAATGGTTCAAGATTCACATTCGCAGGCCTTAAAACCAATATCACTTCAATTAAATCAATGACAGGTATTGATGTTGTTTGGGTAGAAGAGGGTGAAAACGTATCAAAAGAAAGTTGGGATGTGTTAATTCCGACTATTCGAGAAGATAAGTCACAGATTATTGTGAGCTTTAACCCTAAAAACATTTTAGACGACACTTATCAGCGATTTGTAATTAATCCGCCAGAAAGATGCTCTTCTGTGCTGGTTAATTGGCAGGATAATCCGTATTTTCCGAAAGAGTTAATGGAAGATATGGAGCAAATGCGAGAACGTGACTACGAGCTTTATAGACACGTTTACGAGGGTGAGCCGGTGGCTGATTCAGATATGGCAATTATTAAGCCTGTATGGATTGATGCAGCAGTAGATGCTCATATTAAACTTGGTTTCACTGGTAAGGGATTGAAGAAAGTCGGCTTTGACGTTGCGGACGAGGGTGTGGATAGTAACGCTAATGCATTTGTACACGGTTCAGTTGTTCTTGATGTTGATGTTTGGAAAAATGGCGATGTCATTGATTCCGCCAATAGAACAAATCAAAGTGCGGTTAATTTCGGTGCTGATTTAATTATCTTCGATAGTATCGGGGTTGGTGCTGGCGTAAAAGCTCACTTCAAACGATTGCCTAAAACAATTCAAGTTGAGGGATTTAACGCTGGCGGTTCGGTAGCCTATCCAGAGCGTGAATATATCAAAGGTAAAAAGAACCAGGATATGTTTTCAAATATTAAAGCTCAAGCGTGGTGGGCTTTACGTGATAGATTTTATAAAACATATCGAGCGATTAAGCATGGCGACACCTATCAAGATGATGAATTAATTAGCCTATCAAGTGACATCAAAGAGCTTGAATATCTTAAGGCTGAATTATCTCGCCCTAGAGTTGATTATGATAACAACGGACGGGTTAAAGTCGAAAGTAAAAAGGATATGCGAAAACGTGGCATACCGTCACCAAACATGGCTGATGCGTTAGTGATGTGTTACGCACCAACAAAACCAAAATCATTATTGGATTTATAGATATGAAATTTTTTGACGGAATAGCATCGTTAGCGTTAAAGCTTGGATTAAAGCAAGAGCAGACTAATTATGTCGCTAGCTCAATGCTGACCGAGAAGCGTGACGAATTAGAAGCCTTGTGGCGAGAGAACTGGATTGCAAATAAAATTTGTATCAAACGCCCAGAAGATATGACGAGAGCATGGCGTGACGTATTTTCTAATGACCTTAATTCAGAACAATTAGATGCTTTCACCAAATATGAGCGAAGAATTAAACTTCGTGAAACGCTAACCAAGGCGTTGCAGTGGTCAAGCCTTTATGGTTCGGTTGGTTTATTGATTGTCACCGATGCAACAAACTTAAATACGCCATTAAAACCGACTGAAAAGCTAAAACGATTAATTATATTGCCTAAGTGGAAAATTAGCGTAACAGGCGAAAGAGAGACGGATTTAACCGATTCTAATTTTGGTAAATACAAAGCCTATTCAATCATTGGTGATAACGAGCCTTTAACCGTTCATCATTCAAGATTACTGATTATGAACGCTAATGATGCTCCTTTATCTGATAATAGCATTTGGGGCATCTCTGACTTAGAGAAGATTATCGATGCCTTAAAACGCTTTGATATTGCTTCTGCTAACGTTGGCGACCTTATTTTTGAAAGCAAGATTGATATATTCAAGATTGATGGGTTATCCGACAAGATTGCAAGCGGCTTCGAAAATGAAGTGGCAAATGTAATCGGTGCTGTACAAGCAATCAAATCATCGACTAACAGCTTATTGCTAGATAAAGATAACGAATACGACCGCAAAGAACTGTCGTTTGGTGGATTAAGAGACCTTATTACAGAGTTTCGTAATGCGGTAGCTGGTGCAGCAGATATGCCAGTTACAATCTTATTTGGTCAGTCTGTTTCTGGTTTGGCTAGTGGTGATGAGGACATTCAAAACTACCACGAATCAATCCATAGATTGCAAGAGGCGAGATTAAGACCTGCTCTAGAGGTAATCGACACTCTAATTTGTAATGAGCTATTTGGCGGTATTCCTGACGATTGGTGGTTTGAATTCTTGCCTTTAACTATTGTTAAGCAAGAGCAGCAAATCAATATGCTGAACACATTCGCAACCGCAACCAATACGCTAATTCAAAACGGTATTGTAACAGAACAGCAAGTAGTGAATGAACTACGAGAAAGCGGACTGTTTGCCAATATCTCGGATGATGACATTGAGGACATGAATAATGCTGATGAACTTGCCAGAAATTTTGAAGAACCAAAAGGCGAAAGTACGCAAGTTCAAGCCAGTGAAAATGAGCAAGAGAACGGAGCTATGGTATAGACAACAGCTTAAGCATTTCGTCAAAACGATGACCGATGATGTAGAAAGAGCCCTGCAACAACCGCAAGGCTCTTTTTTTATGGATGATGCAAAAGGATTTCAGGCTATTAGTGCAAAAGCGCTGATGAAAGTATTAGAGAAGTACGAGAAATCGGACCGCATTTCGCAGGCCGAAAATATCGCTAATGGCTTTGTTAGCCGTGGTGATGCGCAAAACCATGCTGAAGTATCAACCAATCTAAAAAATCAGACTGGCATCGATTTATCCGCCTATTTACGCAATAATCCAAATGTTGTAGAAAGGGTAAACGAATTAACGGTAAGTAACATCCAATTAATCAAATCTATTCGCACGCAATATCTTGATAAGGTGCAAAATGCAGTCACGCAAGCGGTAGTGAATGGAACACTAAATAAAGACTTAGGTGAACAACTCAAAAAACTAGGGAAAGATGCAGAAAGTCGTGCAATGCTTATTGCTAGAGACCAGTCCTCAAAATTAAATGCAGCATTAACTCGAGCACGCCATGAGGAAATGGGCATAAAAAAATATATGTGGTCAACATCGGGTGATGAGCGTGTGCGTGCAAGCCATGCTGAAAAGGATGGGAAGATATTCGAATATACCAATCCTCCTGCCGATACTGGTCACCCTGGTCATGATGTTAATTGTCGATGTGTTCAGATTCCTGTGCTTGATGATGCGGTTAAAGCTCCAATTAATGCTCAAGAAGCGCCATCAGAACCAATTAAAGAGGATTTATCGCTTTCGGTTGATAAGCTTGTTGAAAAATCGCAGAAAATAGAACCGACAATTACGGCAGATATTAACAATATCGCAACAAAGGCAGGTGGTAAACTTGTTGGTTTAGAAAATCGTCTAAAAAGTTCGTATTCAATAAAGAGAAAAATTGAAGCTGAGGTTGCAGATGGATTTTCCAAGTCGCTGTCACTGAATAAAATTCGTGATGCCATTAGGTACACAACAGTTTTCAAAGAAAATGATTTTGTTACTCGCTATAAGGCTATGCAGTACTTGTTGGCGATCGAGGGGTATAAAACTATCGTAGTCAAAAACACTTGGAAGAACGATAGTGCATATAAAGGCGTTAATACATTTATCCAA